GTCCTGTTGAATCTATAACTCGTAACTCATTATCTACAGACTCTATCATTTGGGTAAAACTTTCTACCCATGTTTCTAGTAACTCTGTTTTTCTTGTTAAGTTCCATATTACATAACATGAAGTTACGAATAAAAGTGATACAATGCCAAGTGTTATTTCTATTATCATGAAGTTTCTCCGAATAGTTCTTCAAATAAATCTTTTGATTTCTCTGAAAGTTGTTCTGTAACTTCTTCTGTAGTAACAGCGTCTTTTATTTTTTCAACACTCTGTCTAGTTTTTTGTTCCTCTTCACGTTCAAGTTTCATATTCAACTCATACTCAATTCTAGTAGTTGCCATATCAGCTTGGTGTATTATAAGAGGCATATTAGATTTTAATTTCTTCTCTGGTGCATATGATTTTAAGTACTGAATATTTCCATCATCATACATACCATCAGCTAACTTAATTCCCAATACTTCATTTATAGTCATCTTAATTCCAAATTGATTTAATATCCAAAGACCTCTATCAGGTGGTGTTAGAAATGGAATATCAGGATTGTTTACATATAACTTACCTTGATTCTTTACATGCCAATCAGATTCATTTGGAATATAGTGGTCACTATCCATGTCACCAACTTTACCTAAGTCATGATGCATAGCAGCAAAGACAAGTTCTTCCATAGTGTAATCATCTACATAAGCTCCATTGTCTTTCCATATCTTATAGAACTCTTTACTATAATGAACTATGTTTAGAATATGTTGAACATAACCACCTGGTGTACATAAGTGAAAGTGTAATTGACCAGAAGCTGGAGCTACACACATTCTATTTTCAAAGTGTTTATACATCTCCAATAGTTTTTCTTTACGTTCACCCTCAAACGTATCTTCTATAAGTTGTATTAACTTATTCCAATTATCTATGATTTGTTGTTCTGTAAATTGTATCATAATATCTCCTTAAAAAAATGAATGTGTTTTAATTTGTGGTTCTTTGTTTGTATTGCTCATCTTACGATAAAGCTGTTTGTATTTTTCAAAAACTGTTTTTGGATTATCACTCTTAATCATTTCGTCTAATGATTTTAAAAGTTTAAACATATCAGCAGATACTATTTGTTGTAACATATAATCATGAGTGTAAACATAATATTCAGCTTTGTCAATTGCTTCTTTAAATACCATAAGGTTATGTAATCTTATAGCAGTAGTACAAGTACTTTTCCAATCTATTGTGTCATCCCATGTCAACGCATCTCTTAAATATTCTCTGTCAAAGTCTGTAGAAACTGGTAAATAATCAAATGGTTGATTCTTAAAAGTATCATCATGTTTTGGTACGTTGATTGATTGAAATGAAGCTTTCTTAAAATTATAATCTAAGTAGTAACCACCAAACACAACAGCTCGGTCTGGTGAAGAACTATCAGTTGTAACAACCATTTTAGAATCAACTTCGTTCAATGATTTCTGTAACTGATTTAACATTAAGAAATCTGAAATTTTAGATATACCTAAAATGTGAAGATATTTGTTTCTATCTTTTAAATGTTCTTTACCATTTAATAAAGATAAAACACCTGACATGAAAGCATATACACTTCTACCACCACCACCGATAGCCCAACCTTGAAATTCAAAGTCTTTAATTTCATTATACCAATTTATATATTCAACTTCATTTGTACCTTGAACCACATTTAGAAAATCAGTTTTACCTGTTTGGTTATCTGCAAAGTATTTAAAGTTATCTTTACTAATTTTTAAACACTCTTCATACATACCCTCATATTTCATTTTAGGTGGTATATCTAAGTTCATTGCAATATCTGAGTTATTCTCTAACCATGTAAAAACTTTTTTTGGTAATGATGTGTCCCATTTTAAAGCACCTGATGCAATTTGAAAACCACCAGAATCACCCATGATAAGATTGTCACTAGTAAATCCGTGTTCACCATATAAATCAGGTCTTTTTAAAAAGTGTCCTGCTGATATTAAAAATTCTGTATGTCTATATTTTTTAGGAAAATCTTTAGAATAAAATCTAGAGGTTAATCCGTTTTTTAATTTTAAATCTTTTCTTAATGCTTGACCAAATCCAGCTACTGAAAAAGATGGAAAGTATTTAAATTTACTCATACTACAACAACTCCTTTGTAATAATCTTGTATCTCATCACTATCTTCACGTTCCCAAGGATAAACAATCCAATCGTCACCTTTTTCTGTAACCCAATAATCTGGCTTAACTATTGATTGTGTGTGATAATGAAATGTACAAATTACGTTGTGTGAATTTTGAAAATCTTTTAGAGTATGACCTGTATCAGCTATATCATCTACCACTAATATCTTTTTATCTGTAACAATTTTTCTATCGTAATAGTCCATTAGTAGTGGTAGGTTTAACCTATGTGATAAAGACACTGCTATAGGTAGACCACCACGAGGTAATCCATACACAGCTCCTAAGTTTAGATTATTTGACTCAACCCAATTTACAATTGAATCAATATGATTTTCATAATCATTCCATGTTATAAATGTTTTCATTTTAAATCCCTTATAAAATTATAAAATTCTTCTCGTACTCTATCTTTATTTTTAAATACATTACTTAACTTAGCAGTCTTCATAGTAGCATCATGTTTAACACCACGAACACAAGCACACATATGATTAGCTTCTATCATAACAGCTACACCAATATTATCTGTACATTCCTCATGGATGTGGTCATGAATTTGCATTGTTAAGTTTTCTTGTACTTGTGGTCTACGAGCATAAAACTCAACAATACGATTTAATTTACTTAAACCAATAACCTTACCATCTGGTGTAGGAATATATGCTACATGAGCTTTACCAATAAAAGGTAAGTGGTGATGTGAACAAAATGAATGTACTGTTATGTTACCTTGAAAAACCACACCATCATAACCATCGATATTATCAAATGCTGTTATCTTTGGTGATTTACTATATACTCCACTTGCCAAATCATTTACAAAAGCCTTTGCAACTCTCATAGGAGTATCTGACGAATTAGGATCGTCTTTCCAATCAAACCCAAGAGCTGTCATATAATTACCATAATGTTCAGCAGCTTCTTCAATCATGTTTTGTTTTTCTTGTTCTGTTAATGGGTGATTTCCATTAGCATGTTTTAATTTAGTCATTTACACTTCCTTATATTTTGTAACGTCTTCTATCCCAGCTTTCTCAAAAGCCAATATTCTATCTGTACATGCTCCACATTTACCACAACCATCACCTGTGTAACATGATATAGAATTTTCAAAAATATATTTAAAATCTAAACTTAACTCATCACATATATTTTTTGCATCTTTAATTATTTCATATTTCTTTTTATTTACATACGGTAAATAATAATTTATATTTTCTGTATTTACATTTCCTATCTTAAATGCATCTTCTAACTTTTCATAAAATTTTGGTGTACAATCAGGTGGGATAATATTACCATCTCCAGCATGTACTCCTAAACATACATCAACTTTTGTATCAGAATCTTTAGCAATAGAAACTGCAAATCCATAAAGAACCGAAGAAAATATAGCATTTCTATTTGGAACAAAGTTCATCTTCATTTTATTTTCATCTGTTGTACCAGTAGGTACATCAATATCAGAACTTGTTAATGAAGAATTAAATGTTCCAAATACCGAAGATAAATCTACTCGTTGATTTCTAATTGGTAAATCTTTATATTCAAGATAATGTAAGATACGAGCTAGACCATCTAACTCAACTTTATTTTTCTGACCATAGTAATAACTTATGGTGTGAGTGTCGTAACCTTTATGTATAAGATGTAATAACAATGCAGTAGAATCTAGTCCACCACTTAAACTTAATATTGCTTTCACTTATCTAATTTTCTCCAATTTAAATAACCATAAACATTTAAAACCATAAGAACTACTGCTAACATTACTTGAGGATTTGCTTTAATGTTAATTGAATATATTAACATAAACAAATTACCTAAAAACCAAACCACCCAAGACATCTCAAGTTTCTTTGCATTTAAGTAATACCCAAATAGTATAGAAGCTGTTCCTAACCATCCTAAAATTTCTATTATATTATACTCCACGTTTATCCCCATAAGCTATTATATGTAATCTATCTGTAAAATTGTAACCTTCTTGTTCACACAACTCCATCAACCAAGTTCGTCTATCACTTAACTGTTCAGGTGTTAAACCTTCGGGCATTAACCAAACCATATCGTTTGGTATATCTAATATTTTTTGTAATTCTTTTACTTCTTTTAAATCTTGTTCATTTGATATAACTGGTTTTAACTGATAGTCTTCATGATAATCAATCAAGTCTTTCATGGCATC